GTGCTGTAACTCTCGACCCTGATGGCATCCCACCAAGGATCGAATATATAAAACCACCTGGTATAACGTAGTTTTTAAAGAGTGCTTGTTCTGCAAAAGCTAAAAAGAGATAGTCATATTTTTTGTCACTTGGAAAAAATGATCTCCAGAGAGAAAAAGCCAAAAACAGCCTATCCTCTTTCAGTGTCGTGTCAAATCTCTTCCAGTCCCCTTCTACTACAAGTGTTGAGAAATTTAAATCTTTCTCTAGTCTTTGCCACCCTCCGTTGCTTGTAGAGAACCCTAAATATATTGGATGTGATCTCCTTGTTTTAAGATACATTTCAACTCTTTTTGCAAAAGGTACCATTAGAAGCTCTATGTGAGCCTCAGGCATGTGAACTCCTCTCGAAGTAGCTATAGTCGGGTCCGGCTCAGTGTTGTCTTTTTTCTCCCTTCCACCTACTGACCAGAGTGAGTTGAGTCTCTGTGATCCTTTCTTTTGGATGACTCTATCCCAGAGTTTTCGAGCAGCATATATGATATGGCCCGCTCCTTTCTCTTTCGTTGTTATCTTAAAGAAATCATTCCATCTCCTCCCCGCATAAGTACCAGTGGGAAAGTGTGAATCTAAAACATCATCGAAGTGTACATCTCCCATATCGGCGACTTTCATTTTAGAGACAAATTTGTAAACGAGAGGTTTAAATTTGAGGAAATCTTCATATGTAAAAGGCACTTCGTCTTTGCCAGATGATATCACCTGCTGGAACTGATGACCATTTGTGTGAAAACTACCACAAGTTAATATAAAACTATCTGGATCTTTGAGGCCAAATAATCTAATCAACTCATTATTTAAAAAATATAACAAAGTTCTCGTTCTGGGGAACGCTACATTATAGGGCCGACCACCTATCCTGTAAGGCCATCTACCGAGATAGAATGACGTAGTTGCATATGTTTGCAGTGTTAAATTTGAGATGTTTTCGACAAGTTGTTCTACTCCAACGTTTGAGAACTTTAATTTATTAAGGAAAGTTTTCTCAACTTCGGCTGTTTTTGTCAACCTTATCAGTGCTCCAAAGATAATCCTATACGTTTCAACCACAACCTCTCTTATTTTTGAAGACAGATCATTTTTATATTTACGTCCGCATTCAGCCATAATTTTAGCTTTTGCTGTCTTCTCAGTGATAAAATCAGATATCATTCTACGTGGTATCGCTACTCCCTTTGAACTCATGGACGCTCTCTGTGAAAAATAGAGTATAGCTAGAGCGTCCATTCGTTCCCAAATTTTATCTACAGTAACTTTGAATTAAAAGGCAGTTCATAGGTTGTTGGGTTTTCTCTATATTTTTCAACCTCTGTTTGTTTCCATGTTCTAATAGCCTCAGCTTTTTCTTGCCTTTTTGATGTCTTATCTTTAGCGACACTTGTTTTCATAATCATTGACATAAGAGAAGGTCCTATTTCGCCTTCCTCCGCCTCTAATATACTGAACAATTTAAGTTGATCTTTTGGCACTTTATAGCCATATGTTTTTGATATTTCTTCGAGAGCTCTACTTCTCTCAAATTTACTCATATCAAAATAAGCTGTACTCTCTCTCAGCTTTGCTTCGGCTTGAGCCTTCATCTTCTTTTTTCCTACAAAGTCTAGATATAATTCTCTTTCGTTTTCTGTCAGTCCTACAGCTAGCACTAGTTGCTCTGGGGCTGAAAGTGACTTTGACAGTTTCTGCTTTGCTAC